ACCAGCAGCGGGTAGACCTTCGGGATGAGTCCGGTTGTCATCATGCCCATCCGATCAGGAGGCCAGCGGGTTGACGTAGCTTGTACACGGCGAGGGCTAGGGCGCAGACGCAGTCGTCGTGAAGGCCCGGCGCAGCCGAGTAGCGAACGCCCGTCTTCGAGTATTCGTACTCGAACGATTCGAGCTCCTGCACAATCGGCCCGTCCGGGTAGCGGATCGCCTGCGTCTGAATCGCAACGGCAACGCCTTCGATGATCTGCTGTTTGCTCTGGCTCGTGAACTTGAACGACTCGACCAGGTGGAAGGCGCGGCGCTGGAGAGCTTCCACGATTGGGTCCCCTACGCCGGTACTATCGCAGGCCGTTGGTGTCTGCCCGATCAGGCGAGACACGCGCTCCAACGTCTCGGCCCACGGAGACTGCCACCGCTCGAACCGGCACACCGCGCCCGATTCGTCCAGGCCAATCGCCACGGTGTAGTCCTCGCTCTTGGCGAGATCGACGCCCCAGGCTACCGGCTCGGCCGTGGACAACGGGCCGATGCAGGAGCGAATGGCACTCAGGCCGAACGGGTTGCCGCCGTCGTCGGCCGGAATGCCGAGAAACTCCTGCTTGAACACGGCTTCCGGCAGCATCTTGCGGGCGTCCTCGACCTCGGCCGGCGAGATGTACGGATTGTCCACCGTGCCGAGCCGCCATGAGATCCAGTCCGGGTCGCCGCTCTGTCCGCGAGCGAACAGGTGGTGGAAGTAGTTCTTTCCCTTGGGCGTGCCGAGAAACCAGGCGTCGCCCTTGAGGTCGGTCAGGGTTGGACGCAGCGCGCCCTCCCACGCCTCCTGCAAGTTGCGGGCGATGCCGGCCTCGTCGATGATCACGCGGGCGTACTTGCGACCGCGGCCGGCGTCGGGCCGTTCGATGCTCCAGAAGTCAATCGACCCGCCGGACATGAAGCCGAGCCGTTTCTCCTGCTCGCTGGCTTCAGTGATGACGTTCGCTGCCTTGCCCTTCACGTCGCGCCATACTTCAGCTAGTAGCTTGAACGTCGGTGCTACCCACGCGACAGGCTGGCCGTCCTTGGCCGCCTTGCGTAGCGCGAGCCACTCGCCGAGCACTGTCTTTCCGAATCTTCGGCCGCATTCCAGTACGTTCCACCTGGCCGCGCCGTCACGCACCCGGCACTGCCCTTCGTGCAGCGCGTCGAGCACTACGGCCTCAACTTGCGGCAAGCGCCCTCTGCACCTCGATCCACTGCAAGGTGGTGACCTGACCGTTAGCCGGATCAGTGTCGCCGATTACCGGCTTGCCGAAACCGCGCTCGAGTAGGCGCTCGGCCGCCATGAGTCGAATGCGGGGATCAGCGTCCGACAGCGCATCGACGTAGACCTGCAAGCACTTGTCGGCTTGCTCGCGACAGGCGGCCTTGAGCTCTGGGAGCTCTTTCGGGCGTCCGTTCGTGCTTCGCCGCGGATCTCCACCGCGCTTGAACGGCCTGAGGTTCTGCAACGACCGGGGATTTGGAGTGCGCTTAGCCGGGCTCACTCGCAGACCTCAGTTTTGAGTGCTCAAAAACAGTCACCCCGACCCGCCCGGGGGAGGCGGGCGGGCCGGGGGTGCCGTAATCGCCACGATGCAGCCGGCTCGACGTGGAGGAGGCACGGAGCCGGGGCGTCGGAAGGAGGTGGGCGGTCGGCACGGTGAGTTCATACCACGACAAGCACGGAAGTCAAACCGAGTATCCACCCCGCCAGGTCCACCCCGCCGCACGAACCGTTTCGCCATCCGCGTGTTCATGCTCAGAGCTCCTGTTCCTGTTCCTGTTCAGAGCTCCTGCTCTTGTTCCTGATTCGAGAACGGTATCCGAAGGGTTTGGCCTACCATCGGGGAACCGTTCGCGGACCGTTCCGCCTTGGCTGGCGAAACCGTTTCGATACGGTATCGGCTAGCTAACATAGTCAGGCAAGGCGCCGAGATTCTTTCCTAACACTATTGACACCGCGGCGGCAGTGTGCTAGAAACTGCTCATGAGAAACCGACACCCGAAGTTTGCAGCCATGCTCATGTCCGCCAGGAAGTCGGCAGGTATGAGTACTACCGAGCTTGCGTTCAGGCTCGGCGTCAGCGAAGCGTCAGTGAAGTTCTGGGAGTCCGGTCACGTTCGGCCGCATGTTCTGCGGCTAGAGCCAATTGCCAAGCTGTTGAAGATCGACAAGGAGACGATGAGCGTGGCGTACGCGAACGACAACGGCGAGGCGGCGTAGGATTCAAGGCCGGGAGGGGCCATGCAAATCACGATCTACGGGTACTACAAGCTCGGACGCAATCGCTGGCAGATGGTAACCGACACGCGGGAGAACGGTCGCAGCCTGTTTTCGGCGCAGGTTGGCGAGTTCAAGGGTACGGCCCGCGCGGTTGATGCTCGCGTGGCCGAACTGAATCAGATCGAGGCCCTGCGCGTTCGGTCGCACGAGAAGTGGATGGGGATGGCGTGAGCCTCCTGGACTACGAAGCGTTCCTCGACCGAAAGCGCCAACTCGGCGACGGTCAGGGATTTTCGCCAATCTACGTTCCAGACTTCCTGTTCCCGTTTCAGCGATACCTGGTCGAGTGGGCCGTGCAGCGCGGACGTTCGGCCATGTTTGCGGACTGCGGGCTCGGCAAGACGCCGATGCAGTTGGTCTGGGCGGAGAACGTTGTCCGCAAGACCAACCGCAACGTACTCATCCTCACGCCGCTTGCAGTCGGCCGGCAGACGGTACGCGAGGCCGAGAAGTTCGGACTCGAGGCGGTCCGCTCGTCGGGTCAATTGCGGCCCGGCGCGCACATCGTGGTCACGAACTACGAGAAGCTCCACCACTTTAGCCCGGACGATTTCGCTGGCGTGGTCTGCGACGAGTCGAGCGCGATCAAGTCTTTCAACGGCAAGCGCCGAGCCGAGGTTACGGAGTTCATGCGGACGGTTCAGTACCGACTGCTCGCTACGGCGACGGCGGCTCCGAACGACTACATCGAGCTCGGAACCAGCAGCGAGGCGCTCGGCGAGCTCGGCCACATGGACATGCTCGCGCGGTTCTTCAAGAACGATCAGAACTCGTGCGACAACCGCGGTCGAGCGATGTGGTCGAGGTTTCTGCCGGCGAGCGTTATGGAGCAGAAGCGGTGGCGGTTCAAGGGCCACGCCGAAACGCCGTTCTGGCGGTGGGTGTGCTCATGGGCTCGCGCGATCCGAAAGCCGTCCGATCTCGGGTTCGCCGACGACGGATTCATTCTGCCCGACCTCATCGAGCGCGAGCACGTTGTTGATTCGGACCAGTTGCCGGAAGGATTATTGTTCCCGATCACGGCGATTGGCATCCGTGAGGAGCGCGAGGAGCGGCGGCGCACACTGCGAGAGCGGTGCGAGAAGGCCGCGGCGCTCGTGTCGGACACCGGAGAGCCGGCCGTGATCTGGTGCCATCTCAACGACGAGGGCAAGCTGCTCGGGCAGATCATCCGAGACGGGCGCGAGGTGAGCGGCTCCGACTCCGATGAGGAAAAGGAGGAGGCGTACGAGGACTTCTCCTCCGGTCGGCTGCGAGTGCTCATCATCAAGCCGAAGATCGGCGCGTGGGGATTGAACTGGCAGCACTGCTCCCACGTCGTCAGCTTCGCGTCCCACTCCTACGAGCAGCACTACCAGGCCGTAAGGCGCTGCTGGCGCTTCGGACAGACGCGGCCGGTGACGGTAGACCTGATCGCGACCAAGGGCGAGCAGGGCGTCGTGCAGAACCTCGAACGCAAGAGCTGCGCAGCCGACCGCATGTTCACCGAACTCGTCTCCCACATGAACGATGCTCTACGGATTGATCGCGGGATGGCGTTCAATCAGGAAGTGAGGGTCCCATCTTGGGCGTGATGGATCAGGTCGTCACCGACCGCTACGCGGCTTACCTCGGCGACTGTCTCGAGGTCATGCCGACGCTCCCGACCGGGAGCATTCACCTCTCGGTCTACTCGCCGCCATTCGCCGGCCTGTACCACTACAGCTCGAGCGAGCGCGATCTCTCCAACTGCCGCGACTACTCGGAGTTCTTTCAGCACTACGAGTTCGTGGTCCGCGAGATCCACCGGCTCACGATGCCGGGTCGCATGACAGCAGTTCACTGCATGGACGTGCCGAGCGGCAACTCTGGGCTCGACCATCTAACCGACTTCCCCGGCGACATCATCCGACTCCACGAGCGCCTCGGATTCCGGTACGTCGCCCGATACCACGTCTGGAAAGAGCCGCTGACCGTCCGCAACCGTACGCTCACGAAGGCGCTCGCGCACAAGTCGATTGTCGATGACTCGTCGCGCTGCACGGTGGCGAGTGCGGACTACCTCCTGGTCTTTCGCCGTACCGGAGAGAACCCGGTGCCGATCTCTCATCCGCGCGGACTGCAAGAGTATGCCGGCGCGCGGCAGATCCCGGCCGAGCTGCTGCCGTACAAGAACTGGAGCGGCAAGCAGACCGAGAACCGCTACTCGCATTGGATCTGGCGACAGTACGCCTCGGCCTTCTGGGATGACGTGAGGCTTGATCGCGTGCTGCCGTTCCGCCCGGCGCGCGAGCAGGACGACGAGAAGCACGTTCACCCGCTACAACTCGACGTAATCGACCGCTGCATCCACCTGTGGAGCAACCCCGGCGAGACGGTGTTCACTCCGTTCATGGGAGTCGGCTCGGAAGTCTACTCGGCCGTGGCGCAGGGCCGGCGCGGGATTGGCGTCGAGCTCAAGCCGTCGTATTTCCGTCAGGCGGTCAAGAACCTCGAGTACGCCGGTAAGTCTGCCGAGATCGAGCAGAGCGACCTCTTCTCAACCGTCGATGCCGAGGCCACCCCATGAACAACCTCACCACCTACCTAGCCGAGCTCGAGCTTCAGCATCAGGTCCTCTCCGCCTGGCAGTCCCGGGGCGAGCGGCTGGCCTCGGAGGCTCGGATGGCCGCTGCCGACCGGAGCTCGGCCGGCATGCTGCGCGCCGACAACCTCCTGCACGCGATGGACAAGCCGATTGAGATCGGCAGCCGGATCTTCTTCGTCCGCTTCAAGCACCCGCGTCCGGAGGTGGTCGAGTCCTGCGAGATCAAGGTCCGCTGTTGGGATAACCATGACCACTTCGGCTCGGGCCGCTGTTTCTACGATGCCGACTCGGAAACGTGGATGCGCTACTGGATTCCCGATCCGAACGACCTTGACGAGATGACATGGGAGGCAGAGGATATCGCTCGTGCCGAGGCGTATCGGGCGAGCTTCGCCGCCGCGTACAACCGCGAGCAGAAGGCAGTCAACGCTGTCTAGCCAAGGGGAGTAACAACATGAACGCCATCGCCAAGCCCTTCGAGCTGTACGCCCTGACGGTCAACAACGACAACAAGACCACCGGCACCCGGATCATCGGTCAGTACGCCACCCGCCGCGAGATGAACTACGTCAAGGCGAAGATGCGGACCGAGTGCGCCACCGTCGCCTACGCCTACGGCCGGTTCGCCGGACTCGTCAACAAGCGGGCCTCGTAGGAATTCAGCCAATGATCATCCACTCGCACCGCCTGTTCGATGTCGCCCTCAACGCCACCCGCGACGACGTGGCCCTCGGAGTCGCCACGGACCGCTGCGAAGAGTGCGGCGACGTGATTCCGCGCGCCGGACTGTGCCACCGCTGCCGGGAGGAGCTGCTCGGCGATATCGAGTGGTCGCGCCGGCAGGACCGCAAGTACGAGGAGGAGATGGCGTGAGCCTCGTCGGCCAACTGATCAACGGGACCGCCCTACCCGAGCAGTGGATCGGGAGCGCGATGGTGGTGCTGTGCCTCGTGGGCTATGTTGCCTACCGGCTACGCGGCGGACGGATGCTCTGATGCGCGCCTACCACCCGACCGACCTTCAGTTCGCCTCGCGCCACTGCGGCCACGCACTCACCTTGCGCGAGCAGCGGGTGCCGTACGACCGCCGGCCCTTCGAGGTTGGCATCGCCGCGCACGCCTGCCTGGAGTACATCGCTGTCAAGGGCCGCGAGCAGGGCGAGACGTTGACCGACGACGCGGCGGCCGTGCTGACCCGCGACTGCTGCGAGCGCCTGATCGCCAAGGGCCGCGAGTGGGGCGGGCACACCGAGCCGCCGCTGGCACCGGATGCCGTCTGGGCTGGCCGAAAGCTCGCGCTCGACTGGCACGCGATGGAGCCGGTATCACACGAGGCAATGGTCGAGCTTGGCCTCGCGGTTGACGAGCATGGTACGACCGTGCCCTACGAGAGCAAGGCCGCGGCGCTCAAGTGCATCCTCGACTACGTCACCATCGGCGAGCGCGGCGACGAGGAGTCCTGCTCGCGCTGGCTCACGATCCGCGATTACAAGTCCTCGTGGGCCGCGGATGCCGGGGGGCTCGAGACGCTCCAACGCAAGGCGCAGGCCGTGGTGGCTGTCGCCGCCTACGGTGCCGACGTGGACGCGGTGGCGCTCGAAGTCGTCAACCTCCGCACGCGGCAGACGTACCGCAAGGAACTCTGGCTCCGTGACTACGGCGACCAGATCGTGACCGGGTGGTTTGACGAGATCATGGCGACGATCCGCGCGCTCGAGGAGATGAAGGATGAGCGCGGCCACCGTGCGCCCGTCGTCGGCGCGCACTGCTACGGGTGCCCGTACGTCTCGGTGTGCGAGGGCGCACGGGAGGCTCTGACCGATCCGCGCGACCTGGCCGTCCGGTTCGCCGTCCTTGGTGCCGAATACGACGCGCTCTCGGGCATCGTCAAGGCCGCATGCACCGAGCAGCCGATCCTGCTACCCGGCGGCTTCGTCGGCTACGAGGCCAAGCCGCAGCGCCGGTTGACGCCGGAGGGTGTGGCGCAACTGGTGGACGAGTGGCGCAGCTACCGTGGCGAGCTCGGTGGGTTCGCCGCCGCCGCCGACCTGTCCGTGAGCAACGCCGAGGCCGTGTCGAAGGTGCTCTACCCGCTCAGCACGCAGCGCAAGGAGCGCGAGGAGTTCGTCGCCTCGCTCTGTACAACCGTCCTGCAGAAGCGGTTCGGTGTCCATCGCAACGCCTGAGAGGAGGCGTCTCATGTCCGCAATGATGTCGGAGAAAGAAGTTGCCAAGTACCTCAACGTCTCGGTTCGTACGGTGCAGGCTTGGCGAGGCGATGGCCTCGGACCGCGCTTCGTGAAGCTGTACCAGAACGTTCGCTATCGCCAGGAGGATCTCGAGGCGTTCGTGAGCGAGCGGCTGTGCAACAAGACCCGCACGGTGAATCTCAACATCGACAAGTACGAGCCGGTGCGAATCAAGATCGTCTCCGAGAGGAACAAGGTCTAACCATGCAGCCGGAGTACCGCAGCATCCGCGAAGTGACCGGCCGAGAGCCGGTCGGCGCGGTCCTGACCATCGGGGAGAAAGGTCCGAGCGGCGCGCCCACGAACACGGACCGATTCTTCGTCAAGGAGCCGCAGGAGACACGCACGGGAGACAAGCGTCTGCGGCACAACCATCCTGCGTTCGCCGCCTACAACTCGGCCGATCCGAAGTACCGCACCGTGATCAGCGGCAACCTCGTCCACGGAACGCAGGACGAGGCGTTCTCGTTCTACCTGCGCGCCCACATGCCGCCGAAGGGATCGAAGTGGCCCGCGCATCCCGGCGGCAAGCCGTTCTGCGTCGGCGACGGCACGAACGCGACGCGGCTCTACGGCATCGGCCAGGACGGCGCCGAGGACTTCCGGCACATCCCGTGCCCGAACGAGAAGTGCGAGTTCCGGCAGGGCGATCTCAAGCTGTGCAAGCCGTTCGGCCGGCTCTACTTCCGCCCGCGCTGGCCCGAAGGTAGCAAGCTGCCCTCGCCGCTCACAAAGCTCGTCACGCAGAGCTGGTACTCGGTGAGCAACATTCTCGGCGTGCTCGAGTACGTCGCGGCCCAGGCTAAGCACCTCGGCTTGGATCGCTACTCGCTGTTCGGGCTGCCCATCACGCTCACGCTCACCCGCAAGACAACGCCTACCCGGCAGCGGGCGTTCCCGGTGCTCTCCGCCACGCTCGACTGCGACCTGATCGCCTTCCTGCTCGCGCAACGTGAACAGATCCGTGCGCTCGGCGGCGAGCTGCGGCTGCTGCCGGCGAGCGCGGGCTCCGAGGACGAATGCGCGCCCGACGTGATTGAGGCCGACGTCGCTGACATCGTGCCCGGGTTCCGGGGTGCTGCATGACCGCCCCCGACACCGCCCGCCGCGAGCGGGCCAATGAATACGAAGGCATGACTTTCTATGACCTCTGTTGCTTAGTAATTCAGCGGGACGACGAGATCGCCGCGCTGCGAACGTCATGCGACGAGTGGAGAGCGAGAGCGTCCAACAAGACAAACGACAACATGGACCTCCGATCCGAGATCGCCGCGCTGCGGGATCGCGTCTCTCGCTACGAGCGGACGCAAGCGGACTGGCCGATTGTCGAGGGTGAGTACAAGGCCGAGATCGCCGCGCTGCGGGAGGCGGCACTCGACTTGATCGACGAGATCAACAAGCACCCTATCTCGTCAACGATCTCTTCAACCTCGATTCATTATTTCAAGCGGACACTTTCTGATCGGTGTCCAGCAAGGCCGAAGGCTAAGCCATGACCGACGCCAACGCCGCCCGCCGCGAGCGGGCTGAGAAGTATCTGAGCAGCATTCACATCTTCAGCAGCGAAGAGATCCTCTGGGCGAGGAGAGCGGCTCCCGGAGACGAGTTCGGAGAAGGATGGCTGGTCGGCTACCTCGCCGGCTCCCGCGAGGAGGCCGCGATCAAGGACGCCGAGATCGGACGGCTTGAGAGTCTGCTTGATCGTGCGCGCCCACTAGCAAGGAAGAATCTTGAGCAAGCCGCCGAAATCGAAGAACTCAAAGCCGAGATCGCCGCGCTGCGAGAGTTTGTCCGCTGGCACTTCATGCACCACCCGCAGTCGTGGCCTGGGAACGCCGAGATCATGCCAGCCGTCCGCCGCGCTCTAGAGGAGAAGCCATGACCGAAACGGCATTCGCCTTTGCTCCAAGTTGCAACTGGACGGAATGGGAGTCGGGTCAATGGGAGGCCGACTGCGGCCTGATATGGGAACTCAGCGACGACTCCTCACGCGTTTTGCCGA